CTATTAAAAATAATCCACATTCAACTTTAAAATTTGGTTATAAAGGAAATTTAATTTCATTAGATAAATATGATAAATTGCAAGACATGGGTAGTGATAAAATGAAAATTGTAAAATTATTGGAAAAAAAGAGGGCATCTCATCAATGTAATTTAGAAAAGACAGATGATGAAAATGTTAAGAATCTTTTATTGGATGAAATTAATATTATCAAAGAAATTATTTGATTATGAAAAATAGGAAAATAAAAATAGAAAATAGAAAATAGATAAAAAATAGATTTTTATAATTTATAAAAATCTATTTTTTTTAATTTATAGAATATATAAAGGAACATGAATATATTTATAATAATGCAAGCTCTTTTATTATTAACTAATATGACATTATCAATTGGTAAAATTGGTAAAAATAAAAACAATATTTTTAAAACATTAAGTGCTGATTATAAAAAAATTTCATATTCGCCAAAATCAAGTAATCAAAAAGAATATAAAAAAGCATTATTTGGCTCTGAATCTGATATAGTTTTTTGTATTGGTCCCGCCGGTACTGGAAAAACATTATTGGCATGTGATTTTGCAATTCAATCATTAAAATATTCTGAATCTAAAAAAATTATATTAACACGTCCTATTATTTCAATTGAAGAAGATCTGGGATTTTTGCCAGGAAATATTAATCAGAAAATGCATCCATGGACTATTCCAATGTTTGATATTTTTCAAGAATATTATCCTAAGAAAGATATTACAACAATGGTTGCAGAAAATATTATTGAAATAGCGCCACTTGGATTGATGCAAGGACGCACTTTTAAAAATTGCGTAGTAATTGCTGATGAAATGCAAAATTGTACGCCATTACAAATGTTTATGTTGATGACGCGAATTGGTGAAAATACTAAAATGATTATTACAGGAGATTTGAGACAAACGAAAAATATTGATAATGGGCTAAATGATATTATCAATAAATTGGAAAATAAATATGGTAATGACCGCGAATTAATGAAAGAAGATAGATTTGATGTTATTCGTTTTGATGAAAATGATATTCAACGACATAAAATAGTTTCAAAAATATTGGAACTTTATTGAAATTAGTGATTTAGACAATTATATTTAATTTTATAAATTAAATATAATAAATTAATAAAATTAATAATTATTAATTTAATTCTTAAATAGTAAATGTATCCAATAATGCAGCAGCAGGATATGGGTTTTTAGCACTATTAATTATTGCAGTTAATTCAGTTTTATCTAAATTGGTCTCTTCCAAATTGGCAGGAACATTTTTAATAATTTTGAATGGAACAGTGTATGGAATATTTTGGGTCAGAGGAGCTGGTAATTTATAAGGACTTCCTAAACGACTAAATTTCAAATATTGTGAATAAATAGATTTCAAGAAATCATTTGTCACTACAAAAGTTCGCTCTTGTTTTGTTCCTTGGTATAAATCAGATGGGAAAACTAACGTATAACATTGGAAACGTTGGACCGAATAAATATAAAATGAATTTGTTAATAGTTGCAATGTTCTTGTGAAAAAATCGGCGTTTTTAATGTAGTAATACAATACTTGTTCATTTGGTGTTAATACATAAGGAGCTTGTTCTGGTGTAACTGAATAATTGACACATGTTTGGAAAGGTCTAGTAATTAAATTACTCCAGCAATTGGGTAATTGATTGTATTGTAAAACACGCATTAACCATGTCTTAGTAGTGTAATTTATTTGCTCGTATTGGATAGAATTATCTAAAGAGCCACCTTGAGATGGTAAATAGACAGTAATATGTTTTCCACCGAAACCTTCAACAGGATTTAATTGAACTGTGGAACAAAATTTCTTTGGGTTTTTATTATAATAAGCTCTTCCCATATTTCTAAAATCAGTAACAACATCAAAAAATACATGATTATAGGAAATAGCTAATAATAATTGTCTTAAATAATTAATACGAGGAACTGTATTAAAATTAAAAATAGAAGGATTATTTTTTATGTTATATGTTGGTAATCCACTAACCGATCCATTTAGTAAATCTGTAGTTGCCATAACTTATATAATAATTATATATATTTTTTTTAAAAATATATATGAAATAATGTATTTTATTATTTAATGTTTAATTATTTTTGTTTAATTTTTTTATTTAATTATTTTTTATGTTTTAATTACATTCCTCAAAAAATATTAAACAAATTCAATATATTTTGGAAAAGGCAATTCTTTAATAATTTTATTATTTATTAAATATTGTGCATAAGAATTAATTTCCATTAATTCTAATGCTGAATATGTTTGCGAAATATTTTTATCATAGAAATCAGTTGGTGGAATAATTCTATAAGAAAGGTCTCGGCGTTCAAAATGAGCTTTTTTCGCATTTTCAATTGCTTCAAATAGATTTATATAAAAATTTTTATTTTTAAGATAATAATAATAGATTTGATCCAAAATATGTAAATTTCTTAATGGGGGATTTTCTCTAAAATATAATATATTTTTAGTATTATAATTTCTAGATTCTTTGCCAAATTTAAATAAATAAAAATATTCTTTACATTCATTGTGGAATTTAATTGCTTCATCAAATGAATAGGCCAATTTTTTTAAAAAATCTTCATGCATTAAAAATATTATAATAATTATATCAGTCAATTCTTTTTCTGTATTTTTTCGTGGATATTTATTTAATTTAACTTCATAATTGCCATAAACTACTATATTTTCAGTATTTTGCATATATTGAAAATATTTTTTTTAATAAATTTATAAACTTAAATAAAAAATGATTAATATTTAGAGAGAAATTATATATAATACTTATATACATATATACATAATAATTATGGATTTTCAAGATAAAAGTAATTTATTTAAAGTTAGGAATACCGTTTTGGAAATGATTGCTGATAGAGGATACATTGTACCACAAAGTGAAAATGTATCTTTTGAAGAATTTGTTATAAAATATGGAAATAATAATCTTAATATTTACATTAACGATGAATTTAAAAAAAAACAGATTTATATTTATTTTCATAATGAACAAAAAGCATTTGGTAAAAAGGATTTATTGAATTTATTTCAGGAAACAATAACAAAATATAAAGATGAACATATTAATTTAATTATATTATTAAAAGATAAAGAAAATAGTTCTATTGCAAAAGAGCTTGGAAAAGAGATTTATAAAAATGTTGAAATTTTTGTAAAAAAATATTTAATTTTTAATTACAGTCGCCATGTATATGTTCCAAAACATATATTACTTACTGAAGAAGAAGAAAAAGAAGTTTTAGAAAAATATAATACTTCAAAAGGTAAATTTCCGAAAATTTCTAAATCTGACCCTATTGCAAAATATTATGGTATGCAATCTAATCAAATTTGTAAAATTATTAGGAAAAGTCCAGAAGTGGGGGAATATATTTATTATAGATTGGTACGTTAATTTTATTATAAAATATGAATTCCAAAAAAAATAATCAAAATTGCAATTATACATAAAATTATTATAAATAAAAATCTATTTTTAAGTCTATTTGGATCTTCTTCACTCAAAAAACTTTCTATAACATGTTGTTTTGCTTTAATTTCATTGCCATATATTGGATTCAATGTTTTATAGGGATAAACATATGTAGGAATACCATTTTCAGTATAATCTTGTTGTAATGGATATGTTAAATAATCGGGATTTTTTCTTAAAAAAAAATTATTTTCTGGATAAAAAGTACTTTGATCGTATAACACCATTGGATTTTGTAATTCTAATGGTATTTGAACTGGATTTTCAACTGTATATTCTAATTTTTTCTTAGAATATAAAGCATCATAATCGTAATCAACACCAAATTGGTTACCTCTTTCAAAATCGGCATTATCACTCCCACCTGCTTGATTACAAACTATTCCAACAACTCCTTGTGCTTTAGAATCATATAAATAGCAAGAATCTTTTTGATAAGGTTGATTTTTAAATACTGGACAATTTTTATTTCCTTCATATGGTACATTTAATCGTTGATCACGAGGAGATGGTTCTAATGTATTACAATATTGATTATGATCATTTTTACGAGATGATGGTTTTAAAGGCATAGGATAGGGATTACTACCATAATTTAATGGGCTATCAACAGTAGGTGTTGGATTAGCAGGTAATGGGACTGGAAGAATATTTCGCGCATTATTTGCAACAGTCACATCTATATTTTGCATATTATAACTCTATTAAATATATTAGATATTTATTTGTAAATTATCTAATACAAAATAAAATCACATAAATAAAAATATTTAATCAAAATTAAAAAAATTATAAAGTTAAATAATTATTTATTAAGTAAATTTTAATAATTGCGATCTAGCGGCAAAACTTCAGGTATTCCCAAAAATTCAAAAATATGAGATTCGCTATTAAGAATAATTAAATCATCTTTATCATTTAATTTAGATAAATTATACTCATTTAGACTATATTGCATTTCAAGAGCTTTATTTCTTAAAAAAACATTAAAATTTTTATTACCTGTAAAATAGATTAAAGATGCATAATAATGATTAAAATCAACAACTCTAATATCTATACGACGAGCATAAGAGGACTCACTATTAAGCTTGCAGACTCCCATAAATTTAGTTGCACCTTTTGCTGTTAAGCTATCAATAATAAAATTTATTGATTTAAGTTTTTCAACTATTTTTAATATAAATTTTTGTTTAGAAATATTTGTTTTATATTTAGGATGTGACACTAAAATATCAATATCACCACTTTCAGCCAAGCCTCTTCTATAGCTTCCACATATTTCAAAAATTAATTCTTTATCGATTATATTAATATTATTTTGTAATAAAATTTTCATGGAATCAATCTCATTACGGGGTATTTTTAATTTTAAATCTTCATAATATTTTAATCCAATATCTATATGGTGGGTTGATTCAATTTTTCCGTTTTTAATTAGATCTTTTAGATGATTTATATCTTTAACTCCTATTTCTATCCATTTTTTTGCCCTAACTGGACCAACGCCAGTTATAGATAATAATTCTTCCATGATTGAAACATTATTATTTACGATGTCGTCATAATGGTCAAATTCTTTTAATGTTCCCGTTTGTATAATTTCTTCAATACGAATAGCAATTTTTTCACCAATTCCTTTTATTTCAGATTGTAACTGAGATCCAGAAATAATTGGGTCTGTAAATTTTTTTAATGCATTAATCGCGATTGATAATGCTCTAATATTCCATTTTTTATCTTCTTGAGTATTATAGATACTTTTTAATTTTTCAAGATTATTAATTATATTTGTTTTATTATCTATTTTACAACTCATTAATTATTTTTAATTGTATAATATATTTTATTTAAAAAATAATTTTCATTTTTTATATAAATAATATATATATATTAATATAATGCCTACTCCTGATTTATATAAATTTGGAAGTGAAAATATTCAAAGTTACTATACTACGATTAGTGATAATATAAACCTTCAAAACTCAACAATTGCAGATATAAGTGATAAAAATACAGAGCTTCTAGGTAAGCAAACTATTCAGTTACAGCAATTAAAAGAAATAGAAGATAAAGAAAAATTATTGCTAACAAGATCTCGTATGTTGCAAATATCTCAAGATAGGAATTCTTATAAAAAAAAAATAATATACAGTTTAATAGCAGTTATATTTGCAATTTTTATTTTTACATTAGTTGCCTATATATTTTTCTCAAGAAAAATTGCAATGGCTAAAAAATAAATTTTCTAATTTCTAATTTTTAAATTTATTATATTATATTATATATATAATATAATATGGGACCAAGATATTCTAAATATAAATATACAAAAAATGCAAATGAATTATGTAGTTATCCAATGGGTCCAACTGAAAGACAATGTTATTTAGATAGATATCCAGACGTACGGAAAATATATGGTCCAACAGATTTAGATGGTGCTCAAACTCATTGGGAAAAAATTGGATGTAATCAAAATAGAAATAATTCATGTCCTGCTCCAAAATTAACTTCTGGAGCATATACATTTCAGGGTTGTTTCAAATCCAAAATGGGATATACACAAGCTATTCCTACTAAAGAAATAGAAGTTAAAGATATTGATAAGTGTAGAGAAATAGCTCAACGAAAAAAAAAAAATGTTTTTGGTGTTCAGAATAATGGTACCTGTTATACTGGTAACGATGTAAATTCTGCTAAAAATTTTGGAGAATTTGTTGATAAAGCATTATGTGGAAATTTGGGTGCTTATGGATCTAATCAAGTATATGCATTAAATTCTCCAATTCCTGTGCCGCCACCACCTGTTCCTAAATTTGGACCAGCCCGGATTGCAGAAAAATTTGAAAATAATAATGGAGATTCTCTCGATCAGGGATTTAATAATTTATATAATCAAATATTTTGTGATTTATATTATACAGATGATGATTTTCATGTTTGTAATAATTGTCAATTAACTGGCGCACAAAAAGTTTGGAAAACAACAAAAAAAAGTAGTGCCAATGAATGTAAAGATGATTGTAGAAAAGACTTAAGATGTACATCATATAATTTTAATCCAGCACAAAGCAACAAAGATAATTGCATTCAATACTATGATTTTCCAACAGATATTAAAGAAAATGTTAAAAATAATTATGCAGGTTATAAATTGAATTATAAATTGGATTATAATAAATTATCAAGTGCTCAAAAAAATAATGTTAAAAAGACATGCTCTGATCAAATTTTAAATAATTATTCTCATCCAAATACTATATATAAAAGTTGTATAAGTGATGTCTCTGAAAAAAATAATGTTTCTACAATAAATTTTAAAGATGCAGAATGTGTATATGGATTATTAGAAAAACAGGGAATCAAGAAAGAAAAAAATATTGATAATTATGAATTAAATACTTCTATAACATCTAAAAGTGATCCTTTGATAGATAACTATCAAAAAGAATACAATAACATTACGACCATACAAGTTCAAAATGGAAATATAAATAGTGTTTTTACACCTGATGATAATACATATACTGAATATAATAATACAATAAAAGAAGAAAATAATCTATTAGAAAATAAATTATCTGAAACTATTAGCAATTTAGAAAATGATCAAATTGATAGAACTGATTTAATACTCACTAGTGCTAATGATACAAAAAAGCCAATTACAACAGAAGGATTTTCAAATATTGAAAAAAATTATAATAATAATTTCAAAAGTAATTCTACTAAATTTTTTATGTTTATGATATTTATTATTTTTTTATTTTTATTATTTATTTACTTTAGAAAATAATTATTTTATTTATAATATATATATGCCTGGTAGTACATCTTCTTTAAATAATGTTACAAATGAATTAATTTTAAAATATGATCAAAATTTTAATGAATTATATGATAAAAGCGTAAGTATAAATTCAACTATAACAAATAAAGAAGAAATAATTTATAAAATAAATGATGAAATTTTTCAAAAGGAGAAACAGATCATTATTCTACAGAATTTATTAATTTATTTTTTTATATTATGTATTTTAATTGTTCTTAATAGTCTTGGACAAATTTCATTAAAAACTATTATAATATATGGATTTATTTTATTAATTATATTTTTAATTTATATTTATTATAGTGTTTATAATCATTTTACAATTAATCAGGCTACAAAATTATTTAATAATTTGAAAGTTAATATGAAGGATTTACCAGAATCTATTGCCGGTGCAATTTTTAATACTCCAGCTTACTCATGTCCCTCTAAATGTTCAAATATTACATCCGAAGAAGGTCCTGGTTTATTATATAATAGTGGTTCTAGTCCAACATTAAATATTGATCCCCAAACAAATGTTTGGAAATATGGTGATATTCAAACTGATGTTTTTACAACAAATTCTATAACTGGAAAAGTTATATATAATAAAAATTCTATACCAAATTATAATAGAACAATTCAAGAAGAAAATGCTAATGAACCAAAACCATTTTTTGGAACTACTTATCCTACTTCCACTTATTATAAATGCTCTTGGATGGGTGGCGATCAAACTTATGGATTGCCAAATATTGAAAAAGAGACTTATTCTTCCATACCATGTACTTATAGAGATAATTACCAAGAAACGGGTCGGTATATTTGTAAAAATGATCCAAATATTTACGGTTTAAGTAATTGTGATACAATTTCTTTTACATAAAGATTAATTTATTTTTTTACAATTAAAAGATTTATTATAAATATTTAAATATTTATAAATAATTATTAATATTAATTATTTATAATAAAAAATACTTTAATAAAAAATATTTTTATATTATATTATTAGAATGGGAATAGAAAATATTTTATCTAATAATAAAGATGATTTAAATAATCTTTATGCTAATATACAGAAGAGTATTGGTGCAAACATTAGTACTCAAGGAACTGGAGCTTCAGCTGATATGAATGCTTTAATAAGAGCTATAAATGGGAATTTAGCAGGTTTAGATTTTATTCAAAATCAATTAAACTTATATAACAATATAAATCAAGAAATATTATTAAAACAACAGCAATTATTAAAAATGGAAAATGATACTTTAATGAAGCAATTAAAAGAATTAGAGTCGATTCAATCTATAGTAATAAATAAAGATAGGATGATACAACAAACAGAACAAAATATGATTGAACAACAACAAAATATTTATTTATTAATAACTTGTGGAGTAATAGGATTATTATTAATGATTTCTGTATTTTTATATGGTTATAATGTTATTAGTCCAACTTTATTTAGAATAATTGTCACAACAATAGTTATTATTTATATTATTATTTTTTTGTATTATTATGATATATTTTATTTAAAAACTGCTTTATCTTACTTAAATGATAGGAAAAAACAGAGAATTAATAATACATTGAAAAATTGGAAAAGTATTGTTGATACAAATATTCAAACTGCAAAATATGGTGATAAATCAAAATGGATCGAAAATAATTGTTCATGTCCTCCTCCTGGAGAAGAACAATATGCAAAAGATACTAATAGTAGTGAAACAATTGTTTCTGATAAACCTGGTTATTATTACTATGATGGCAATGCACCTAAACAACTTTTGGTACCGACTCCAACTGAAAGTAATAGTAATCCAACAATATCATGGCCCGATTATTCTGCGTCTGGCTCTAATTATTATAACTCAGTGAATAAAACTATTACATCAAATATAATTAGGGATGATTTGAAAAAAGATGAATATTCTATTTTTGTTAAGGATACTACTTACACAACAAACAATCTTTAATAAAACGATTTTTTTTTTTTTTTTTAATA